AACACCAATAGAGATTAATGACTGATTAAAACGATTCTTAATGAACTCCATCGTTTGACTTTTAGTTAAGAAGTCTAAATCACCCTTTTCAAAAATCCAATCAACCAGTTCTTTTTCCGATTCATAAGCTTCTTTAGTTGCGATAATTAAATCTTCAACTAATTGAGGTGTCCACCACTCAGGATTTTCTTCTTTTATTAGCTTAACTAAATCAAAACCAAATTCTGCATGTATGTTCTCTTCTTTTGATGTCGCTTCCACCACATTACTAATACCCTTTAAATTATTTCTATGTTTGTTAAATGACATAATAACTAAGAATTGGGAAAATAATGAAACATTCTCAACAAACATCGTAAATAACACTATAGACTCAAAATATTCTTTATTGTCCACAGATTTAGAAGTTAAAATCGCCTTATCTAAATACCTAATTCTTCGTCTAATTTGTGGTACCTCTAATAACTTTTCAAATTCACCATTTAACCCTAATAATTGAAGTAGATGTGAATAAGCGTCTGCATGTCTAACTTCTGATTCCGCGAAAGTCGCACCAACATTCCCAATTTCAGGTTTTGGCATTCTCTTATCTATGTCACCCCAAAAGGATTTAACTGCAACTTCAACTTGTGAAATAGCTAACATTGCTCTCTGAACTGCCGACTTCTCTTTTTCACTTAAATGTACTTTGAAGTCTTGAATATCTGATGTATAGTTAAACTCTGTATGTACCCAGTACGAATGCCTAATAGCGTCAACATAATCATTTAAATTAGGATACTCATAAGGTTTAAGATTAATTCTTTTTGTAAAAATATTAGGTCGATTTTTTGCTCGATAAAGAATATATTCTTTCGCGACAACATTTAACCCATTATCCATTAATTTATTTTCCACCATATCATGAATTTCATCGACATTAGGAACATTTTCTTTATTACCTCTAAAAAGACTTTTTGTGGTTAATCTAGCAATTTTTTCCGCCATATTAATATCAACCATATCAATACTTTTCATCGCCATTATAATGGCCGTTTCAATCTTTTCCGATTTAAAGACTACTTTATCACCACTTCTTTTTATGACATACCGTAGGTCCTTACTTACGATATTAATTATATCATTCATATTACTCATATCACTCATATCATTTTTTAATTTTTAAATTAAAGGTCTTCCCTTTGCTTTCTCTTTTGAAGTAATTCTTTAATTCTTACTTTATTTTTCTCTTCTTTCTGTTCTTCCATACCTAAGAATGTGACACTTGAATCGGTATCTATTTCTATCATTTCATTATCAAACTTACAGTTTTCAAATACAATTCCATCCTTACCAATTCTTGATTTAGTGATTGCGATAGTAGCTAAATTCATTTCTTTCTGTTGGAGAGACTTAGCAATTGTTATAATTACGTGACCTACTTGTGCTTTTTTAATTGAACCACCCATTTGGTCAGTTGTTACGACATCCGAAGATATAGATGACCGGTTTCCTTGTGTTGCCGTCCAACCTGCGATATCTAATTCATGACACATAGATTCAAAACCTCTCATTACAGAACCTTCACTCTTCCATTCATCACCTAAATTCTTATCGGGTACAATACAATCAATATAATCAATACAAATCATGTCAATTTTATTTCCCTCAGCAATCATTTTACGAACTTGGTTCTTTATCTGACTCATAGTTAAAGTATCTGAAGGTAATTTCTTTAATACTAATCTGTTAGGCGCATTTTCCTTAATCTGTCGAATTTTTTCTAAAACATCGGATTTATTAGTCGCTAAATCATCAGGAGCAATTTTTGTCCACATAGTGAAATGCTTTCTCTGTATAATTTTAGGATTATCTTCAAAAAATACCTGTAAAACATTATATCCCAAATTAAATGCGTTATTACAAATTTTACTTAATACCGTGGTTTTACCAACACCTGTCGGAGCTAAAATAACTCCAATCTCACCCTTAGCTAAACCACCTTTTAGTAGGTTATCTATACCTGAAATACCCATTGGAATTGGATGTCTGAAATCATCATCTAAAACCTCATCTAAGTTAAAGAAAACGTCCGCAGTTCCTGTGTCTACTTCACCCACTTGTAATGCTCCTCTAACCATTTCTTCAAGATGGTCATACGATTCAAAATCACCTTTATCGATAATTTTTTGAGCTTTACCCATTACTTTTTGTAATTCTTGTTGTTTACAAAACTTTAATGATTTTTCTTGAACGTACATATATCCATCTTCAGGAGTCTCTTTTACTTGATTTATCATATCTAAGACCATTTTTTGAGCCATAGGTGATGATACCTCAGATTTAGTTATTTGTTCAAGAGTAGAAAACGAAGGTGTGTGTTCATATTTATGATAATACTCCTTAGTCATCTGCATTATTAACTTAAAATATTGATTGTCAAAGTACTTTGCCTCAATAACATCTACAATAGAACTTGCGAAATCTTTATAGATAATAATATTATTAAGTAATTGTAATTGAAAGGTATTTCCGAGGTAACCAAAATTCTTCTCTTTTGTCATATTGTTTCTGTTTTTAATCTTCTATTGTAGAAATAAATATAGTTAAACTAGCTTATAGTTTAGGTATTCATAAATTAAATCTTCGCTTGAAAATATATCAGTTAAGTCTCTAAGTAACTTTTTTAGGTGTGGGCGTACATCCACAGTATATCTTGTCTTCGGAGGGTATATTTTAGCATCCCATGCTCTATGACAAATTGTCTCATTACCTATCTTAATATATAAGTTAAAATATTCATCATCATCAGTCTTTGATGTGTTTAAGATGTCAGGATTCATCAAAATCTGGTCCGCATATTCGACCATATATATAGAGGCCTTCTCCTTTAAATCTTGCTGAATACTTTCCGCAACATCTTTAATTAGTTCATACAATTCCATACTTCCCCTTGATTTAGGATTATAATATTTAACATTGAAGTACCTCTGTACAACAAAATTATCATTAAGAGTCATTAAGAACTCCAATTTGGTTGCTTCTACTTTTTCTTTCATAATTAACGTTTTTTAGTTTTAAATCTTCTTTTTTCTTTTCTAGTCAGTTTCATAAATGGGGTTAAAAACTCTACCCATGCATTATCATGTTTAGGTAAATATTTAAAAATCCCATCACTCATCATCATTCTCATTAAATTCTTATAACCTCTACCATCAGGGTCGAGGTTCTCTGTATAATATTCTTTTATCGTCTCTTTCGATTCATCAGTTAATAATGGTTCCGATAAATCTACGAGTTTTTTATTGATAATAAAAACTTCTTCACCAAAAATTCCTTTTTTAGTTTTACCTGAAAGTAAATTTTGTAATGCTCGATTATTCTTATCATCTTTATGTAATTCCTCTGCATGTAATATAATATCGTCAATCGTCACTATACTGTCAACTATCTCAGGAAATAGTTTAACAAAAGTCTTTTCACCCATATATCTAATACCATCAATATTATCAGATTTATCACCTGATATAATTTTAAAGGTAACTATGTTCTGATGAGGAATAGATATATCCTTTAAACGTACCATATCCCCGTCCTTAAGAGTTTTCTTTGTGTGGGGTTGGTATACTTCCACCTTATCGGATATAAGTTGTGTAAGGTCCTTATCTGATGAAAATATAGTTTTATATTCGTCCTCAGAGATTTGACAGTAATAGGCAATTAAATCATCACTCTCTGTATTTTTTACAGATACCTGACGTATAAATACCTCTTCAAGATACTCCTTAATCCGTTGTACTTGCCATTCAAACGATTCTTTCTTAGCTTCGTTTAATATCTGAGTACGATTAGCTTTATAGTCTGGCGAAATAACCCTTCGTTGTGCCGAATTATCCTCACCATCCCAAAATACAATTACCTTGTCGTAATTGTATTCGTTAATAAATCTTTTTATTGTATTGATGAAGTGATAAATACCTCCAATATGTTTTCCTTCATGGTAAAAATCTTTTACTCCATGAAAACCTATTTTAAATAAATTATTTCCGTCTACTAATAATGTTTTAATCACACTTAAGGCGTTAAATGGTTATACTTTTTTTTCCTCTACCAATTTGAATTCACCGTCAGTTCCAATGACATTTTTCCAATATTCGGATTGTTCTCCCTTATATTTCTCAATGGATTTTTTCTCTTCCGCGGGGTCTTTGCCCGCTAAGAATCCGTGAGGAGTTATAATAATTTTTCCATCTTCATAACCTAAACCATTAATATGATTTTTCATTACCGATATTTTAGTTCTGGAAGCAAATCTAACTTTTCTTTTATCTTTGACCGCAGCAATTTTAGTTGTTCCAGCATTTTTTTGGTTACCAAATAAAAACACTAAAGAGGAGTTTAACCAAATTGACTCACCACCTTTAGCCTTAATTTTTGGTTGTCCAAATGAATTATCAGGTAACTCAACCCACGGTTGATTAACAACAACTAAAGTATTTTCATATTTAGAATCTACCTTACGTGAGCCAGATATTCTTTGGTTGATACCCATACCTATCTTATCGGCTAAGGTACCTGCGTTATGTTGTTTACCACCCTTACCATCAAAGGTCATTTTACAAGGTACTGAACCAACAGAATCCCATAAAAATAATAAATCATAATCTAACTCACCTTTTAATTGCGCATCCAATAACTCATTAATGTAATCAGTAATTTGTTCAATATAATTAAAAGTATTATTAAAAATGAAAAATCCATCCCATTCTAACTCACCCGTTTCTTCATCGACCACTTCTTCACAGTCGAATCCCATTAATTGAGCATGCTCAAAAGACCACTTTTGTTCTGTAATTATGAAAACAGGTAAAATACCCCTTTTCTGTGCGTCGGCAGCAGCTTTAACTAATGCCGTTGTCTTACCCGTATCTGAATGTCCCAAAAACATATTTAAATGACCAATTGCTGGTCCTGGAACACCAACGGCATCTAAAAAATCCCCTCCTAAATCAAGGAATCTTTGAGTCTTGTATTTTGCTGAAGTTGAAAACTTCTTTTTAATACTGCTAAAATCTTTTTTCTTTATTGCCATATTTTTTAAGAATAATAATGGTAACGACACGAATGTCGTTACCATCAATTAATTAATTAGTTTTTCTTTAGAACGGTAGGTTAGTGTCCTCTTTCTGTTCTGATTGCCCATCAGTCAAATCTTCTGACTTACCTGAATCTTTTGACCCCCCTAAAGTTGTCTGTGAAGAATCGTCCCCATAAACAAACTTCTTCAAGTCTGAGTTCCATACTGGAGTTTCACCTCTTGCAATAGCGTCTAAATACTCAATAGGTTTTTGTGCGTAAACATCATTCCATGTTAAATCATTCTCCATCCACTCTTTCATTTGTGACGCATCTTCGTGAATAGTACCTGGGTCATCATACATAACTGTTTGTACAACAGTATACTCAATACCTTTAGGTGTTTTTGCTTTTGATAGTTCGATAATTAAATCACGTCCTTCACTAGCATCCGTTACATCACCCTTAGCCTTCCAAATTGGAATAATTTTATCTAAGATACCTTCTTGTTTGTAGTTATCCTTAAATCTCCAAAATTTTGGTCCATGGTCTTCATTGTCTCTATCAATTAATTTCACGATATAAAATTTACGTGGACGATATTGTCTTGCTAATTCTTTATCCGAATCTTTACCAGCTAACATTAACTCTTCGTAAACCTCAGTAAGTGGTGAACGTTCTCCATCATTTTTACCCGGGTCATAAAGTTTTGTCCATTTACCATCAATCTGAATTTCATGATACCATACTTCTTTGAATGGTGATGAACCGTCTGGTGTTGGTAGGATTCGAACAATTTTTTGTCCTGATTTAGTACCCTTAGGTAAATACGTTGTAAAGTAACGTTTTAGTCTATCTTCTTGTGACATAGACTGACTTCCTGTGTTTGTGTTTGCGGTGTTTTTCTCATATTGAGAAAGAACCGCGTCTAATGCATTTTTTGCCATAGTTCTTTGTTTTTTGTTTTACTCGTTTTTTTAAATTATTATCTGTTTACTCAAATAAAATATAACAAAGAAACTCATTAAGTCAAATAAAAAAGAGACCATATTTAGTGGTCTCTTAATTATTATATATTTTAATACTATTCTAAATCACTAATTAGTCTTCATCCTCAAAAGGAGCGTCAAATGATGTCTTAACGTCTCTATCAGTAAAATTTTCAACTTCATCAGATGTGAGAACATACTCATTTTTTCCTGATTTTTCCATATCCTCCTCTTTGTCCATGAAAAAATCACTTAACTTTTGATTATATGGATAACTATCTAAACTCCTTAGTTGTAGTTTTTCTTCGGGTGTTTTTTGACGGTACTTATCAACCTTATTTTCTAAATTATTAATTTTACTAATAATCGTATCCATATCACCTAATTTAGTGGTTAGGTCATTTAACCTATCTATCATACTATCCATATACTCCTCTTGTTTAGCCGACATATCGTTTTGAGCCGTAACTAAGTCAGTTATATCTAACTCTTCAGTACCACCTTCTAATACGTCAGGTGTACTACCAGGTTCACCTACAACTTCAACATCAGGGTCTAATTCCACATCAACTGTTTGGTTTATATCGTCTACGACACCTTCGTCACCAAATTCTTCACCCCCTAATTCGAGTTCTTCACCACTATCTAATGGGGTCTCTTGTTCGGAAATATACTTATTAATCGTATTATACTTTTTTATTTCCTCTAATATTTTCTTATCTACTGACATTTTGTTATTTTTTTTAACCGTTTAAAAGTGTTTTAACACCTTGAGGAGTCTCTACCTTTAATGTTCTATTTAATTTCATAGAATTATCAACTCGTTCTATAAGTCCGTCTCTCATTCTCACAGTATAACAATCACCTGTATCCAAATCACAAACTTCTTTGTATCCGTCACCGGCATCTTTCTCAGTAAGTCTAGTGTCTTTCGACAAATACTGGTCTAATAATGTTTTAATGTTCATATTGTTTTTATTAATAAATATACGTTAATTACCCTTTTGCTTAAATTAATTAATATCTAAACCATTAATTGTTTTTATCCCCATGAATTAATACTCCGTTTGAAGACCTCATAAGACTTGTTAAATAGTTTTTTAGATATTGAATCCTTCTCTAAATCTAAATTAACAGAAGCGATTATTGAGTCATCTATATTACTACCAGCACCTAATTCCCTATCTCTTGTTGTAAATCTTAAAGTATAGTACCATATATAAGTAAAACTCTTAGCTAAGTCACCATTAATAGTAGTATTCTCTAAGAAGGCGTTTATTATTTGTTCATATTCTGAACATACTTTTGACATAAATATAATTGATTTTCCTGAGTCCTCAAATGATAAGTACGGTATTAAAAAATTACCATCTTTAACACAGGTTTGGTTTGTAAAGTCTATGGTCCACCTTTCATTTTGGGACATATTTTTAAGGTTAAAATAGTTGTAGTTAAGACCTACCACATTCTTACCAACTCCCGTTTCAACATATCCAACACCAAAGATATATTTTTTAACATTCTCAGATAAACTAAGTTGTTGAATACCATTTTTAAAATTAGTTTGATTTAATGTAGTTGTACTCATTGCCACATATGGCTTATCTAATTTCTGAACTGCAATACATTTATTTTCTTGACCCTGTCTCTTACTATTTGTAGTTGCAGAACTATTTTTAATCGCATTTGAGCGATTAACTGTATCTCCTGTTGAACCATCAAGTTCTGGTATTCTCCTTATTTCTGATAAATAATTTTGTACAATATCTCTGTTAACACTCGAGATTAATCCATCAGGCATTTGTAATGAGTATTTAGTCGTCCTAACCCCTTCAAATGTCGTGGTAAAATCTCTAGTCGTTATGTCGTGAGTTACACTAGTAATTAAATATGGTCCATAAAACATCGGAACATATCTTAAATTAAAATACATCGTAGGTTGTATCATAACATTACCCATAGAAACAACACTACAATTATAACTAGCATTTTTATAGAAGTTATATAAATTTGCGGTCTGTTGAGCAACTTTTTGTCCGTCAGCCATTTGACCCAAATCACGATTTACTTGAAATGTAGGTGCGATATTTTTTCTTTGAGCCATATCAATATCTATAGACTTAAACATATTTTGGTTTCGTGTACCAAAGTCTACATTGAAAGCAACCACTTTATTTCGATTAGAAAAATTAGTAACACCGTCCTCAGAAGCTCTTACTGCCGATAGTGAGGGTTGAGTAATATCAAAAGAATCATCACCAAATAAGTAATTATCGTTTTCAATAGAAGTATTTATAGTCTCAGAAACCTTACCGACATATATAGCTAAAAATTTAGGTTCTGAACCGTGAGTATCTACCTCTAAAAATGTTCCAAAAGTATTATTCGCGATATCACTAAAAGCCGGATTAGGCATACCCTCCTTAACTCTTTCATTCCTACCATAGAAATTAGAATATGATGGAACAGGCATAAATATAAAATTATTCTTTTCTAATATATGTCCCATAAGCGATAATACACTTTGAGTTGAATTAGCATTCTTTAGAAAATATCGTAAGTCTTCAATACCAATGACAACGTCATCTCCGATTGGTCTATTGGCTTTATCTAAAAATAAGAATTGTTCAAACATTGTTTTATTTTTAACATCTTGTCCAGCTATCCATCTATCATTAAAAGTCTTAAAGGTTGACCATAACTCATTCTTATTAACATTTCCATCAAGTTTTGAAATTCTTACTTGAGTAGTACTTTGTTTAACAGATGGTAATGTTTTATTTAATGTCGTAAAAATTTGATTTAACATGTTATTTTGAAATGTAACTTGTTCCGATAAGAAACGTTCAAAAGTCTGTTGGAAGAGTGCCCTATTTAAATCGTTATTATTAAATTTTTGTGTTGCAAAAACTTTTATAATTTGCGATAAATCCCTTACATTTTCTTTTGTAAATCTAATATCCATTGTTGGAAAGAAATCTGTAACGTATGAACCACTATCAGAGTACGTCATTCCTGATTCAACATACTCGCCTACATACAAATATAATGCCTCCCATACCTCCGGATATGTTGCTTTACTACTCGACAATAATACCCCATTAGTTGAGGTGGGGACTGAATTATCAACATATAAATCAAAGTTTATTGGGTCAGTAGGTTTAATGGTTTCGTTAGTCGAAAACGAATCAAATACTCTTCTATTAAACCTACCAGGGTTACCTATCTTGAGTATTATGTCTCGTTGACCTAACTGTTCCGTATTTAATCTAACAAACCTTTCGATTTGTTTTTCTGAGATTTTTTTAACGTCATTTATTGGGTCACTAGTTAATTCTGGCTTATCAACAAACAATAAAGTCTTCATCACTCTCTCTATATTGTAATCGTAATCAACATTAAAAGTACCTAAATATTCATTATCATTAACCTTAGACGGGTTAAAAACTATCTGTGTGTAGTCTTTTTCTTTTTTACAGAAATTTAAAAAATGTCTTTCAAACTCATCTAACATTTCTTTTGAGAAAATCGCGAATATCTCTTCAATAGATTTATAATCCTTATCACTACTATTATTAATTAAATTAAACGCATTTTGTTTATCGGTATTCGTATCAATAACTTTAATATATTCATTTGTCTTAGGTTTTTTTACCCATTGGTTATTAAAATACCCAAAATTAGATGACCCCCACAATGGGCGAACATTACCATTTTGAATTGCCACATTATTAATGTCAATATTTTGAGATAACTTCCCCTGATTATTTAGACATTCTCTTTGTGATTGCACAAATTTTAAATATCCTGCAGAAGGTATTACTAATAATTTTTTATTAGACTCCTCATCAAAACTAGTATTTCCATCAATATCAAAGTATTGAAACCAACTCTCATAGAACATGGTTCTATCCGTATTATCCGGGTCGTATCCTTTATTTAGTATATTTTTTTGAGATTTACCCATTTTAAAATTACCGTTACTAAACATTTCATTTAGTTCAGTATTATCATAATTAATGAAAACTGATTTACCTGTGAAAAATTTATATGTATCATTAATCACTTTAGGATAAAATCCATTCATCAGTTTAAACTCTTCTTGAGTTCCGACAGTATTTATTTTTTGTGGTACATAATTAACTGTACCTCCTGTATAATTTTGTACAGAATAAACTTTATTAATATCATCATTAATTGGGTCATATGCATTGACATAATTAAAGTCCCCCCATATACCTGTTAATATATCACCATTTCCTTTAATATCTTCCTTATATCTATGCCATATCGAACCATACTTTAATAACCAAAGATAAGGTGTCTTATGTATAGCTGCAAATTTTCCTAGACCCGCAAAAAGGTAATCACCCCATTTGTCGTTACTACCCGATGAAGTACCTAATGATAGATTCGAGAGAAGCTCTTCACTAGTATCACCGTAGTTTTCAGTACGTGTTAAATATTTTTCACTTAGGGTAGGTAGAGGTAATGAATTTAGATATATATACCCTAAACCAACGTATGGGTTTTCAACACTAAACGTTTCATTGTCCACACCATTTGTTAATGCGTTTATAAAATATGGTGTATTTAATAAAGACGTTGTTTGTGATGACACTAAATTATTAGTTGCTCCGTTATAATCCGTACCGTAATCTAACTTACTTTCTGTAAGATAGAAATCTTTATTCTCACGATTATTAAAATAATCTTTTACTTGGTCATTAGTATTATATTGTGTGCTATTACTATTATTACTTGTATTCTGATTTGGAGCACTAAATAGATTTTTTTCATAATCAAAATATGTAATAGGTCTATTTAAATATCTAACATTTTTTCCTGTATCATCATTAAATGTTGCAATTGTTTTTTTCAAAACATTAAAATTCATAATATTTGTCGTACTATTTGCGTTTTCTATACTACCGATTGACTCACCATTTGACATGTTTTTATTTAACCAACCTAAATTATTAAATGGGAACACATCCATTAGTGTCATATCATTTGATGAAGTATCTACAATATACTCTTCTAATTGAGCTACCGAATCGACAGACGATTGAATTTCTGTGGAGCTAGTAGACATACTTTCAAGACTATAAATTCCAAAGTCGATATCAATATAACCCTTTATATAGTTCTGAGTAAAAATATCCCTAACTTCCCTTGAGTAGTAACTACCTTCTCCATTATTTGAAATAGATTTAAGGTACGTATTAAATGTCGCAGCATTAAATTTAAACTCTTTTAATATTTTCGTCAATCCAGGACTACTGCTTAGACCTTCCTTAATATTTACAGACTCAAAATCCGCTAATACATTATATAATGTTTTTCTAAAATTATTATTTCTAATTACTTTACTGTAATTAGCACTTAAATAGGTCCTTTCAAATATCTCATAAAAAAACGATACATATTCTTCATTAACATACGGTAAGTTATCGAATGGGAACTCAACAGAATTCACGCCCAAATACTTAGAAACCTGTTTTTCATTTCCGTAATTAATATTAATTTTAGGTTTGTCTCTTTCTAATGAGGCAGTTAAATATTCCTCAACAAATTGTATTTCAGGCCATATGGAGTAATCCCAACCTCTAATTGATTCAAGGATTTGTGGTTGACCAGGATACTTTATGGTATATTTAGAATCTCCCTTTTCATCAACTTCCTCTTCAAAATATTGGGGCCAAGGATAAACTATCTTAGTATTTTTTAAAGTATCCGATAGTCCTTCAACCGATACTTGGTCTAACATATTTTTACCGTCAACCCCGAATGTCTTTTCTGGTGGTATAATAGCCGCTAATCTCGAAGTATTATCCCTAACGTCCCAAGCCGCAGTATGTGTGTCATCCATTAACCGATAAAAGGCCTCTGCATTCGCACAGATTACCGCTAAAACATTATTAATAGTGGGATTAAACCCTAACCCAATATCGGATGATATTATCTTCTTAGCTAAGGCTTCTGATAATTGTTTCTCTATAGTCTCTCTCTTTTCTTTAAAGGTATTCTCTATTTTAGCTAATTTAGCTAAGAAACTACCAGTATAAAAATTAGTATCTTTAATTACATTACCAAAGGCAATTAAAGTTGAACAGTCCTCATTCTCAACTATTTCACCTTCAGGTGTTATATTATAACATTTAGAATCCATCGCCAATTCCTTTTTAAGTTCTGCCTCAAATATAGATAATTGTTCCTCATCAGGTTCACTACCTTTTCTTTTAATATACGTTGTTTTATAATCAATGGTTGACGGGTCATCCAATTTTTGTATTAAATCACTATCCCTTATATTAATTGATATTTTTGACGCATGTTTTTTACCTTCAATACGGTAATTACCTGGGTCATAAAATGTAGGGTTCTGTTTTAAATTATTATTACCTTCATTAATTAACCCGGCTAATTTAGTTAATGCAGTTTTTTTACCTTGTTCCTTAAGTTCTTTTTTTAATCCGTATAATACGGACGCTTTAGTATTATTTAAAATTAAAATCGATGATGGGTCAACATATAAATTAAACCAATTATCCTTTTTCGTTGGATAGATGTTTCTTCGATACTCCCTAATACTTTTTTCATAATTAACAATATCGGTAAGTACTGACATATCTTCCTTTGAGTAGGCCTCCATTACATATCGATTAAAGTACTCTAACCTCATACTCATCTGAGATAAGGTTATCTCTGGAAAATCATCGGCGATTAGACCTTTTGCTTTATATAATGAGTAAACTTCTTTTATTTTTTCCATACCTTTCGTAGTAGTAATCGTATCTATACCAACGGTACCATCTTTAGTACCATTACGATTATTATCAATAACATACTCTTTAGGATACATATGGGGTGTCGTGTATAGATAATCTAATAAGGTATCTTGTAAAAAGGCATGAGACCTAGCAATATAGTTAGTGGTAATTTTATAACTACCATCAGAAGGGTCGAATCTAGCGTTAAAATCTTTTAACATTAATTCTAATTTAATCGCCTTTCCGTAATGACCTTTAACCGTTAATATAAAAATTGGATAAGGTAAGTGCATAAAAACCGCGTATGGTGATTGGTCACCTCTTTCGAATAAAGCTCTACCTTGTATATCCGTCATTTCAATACTAACCGTTGGAACAATTGCCGGATTCATTTTAATATTAATTCGAGTGATACCTAATAGTTGCGTATCAATACCTCTACCTGAACTAAAGATATCATTTTCCCTATCACCATCTTTTTGTCCCGGTAAAAATTGGTCAGACCATGTCGTATCAAAATATTTTGGGTCGTCATTTGAATCTCCACCTAAATTAACATTAGGCTCTTTTTGATTTTGAGATTTACCCTCTAAGAAATTAACTTTTAGCTGAGCAACACCAACATTCCTAACACTATCGTCATAATTTGAACCAATAGCTAATTTAGTTCTAGGGATAACTCTAGCCTCTAAGTTAGCATAAGTCATTAAGTTCTCAGGATTAATATTTCGTTCTTCAACGGTACCATCACTATTAACCACTTTGTTTGGGTCGACCACTACGACATTGTCATAGTCAGTTTCTACATATATTTTTTGATTTCCGAAAAATTTGCTACCTGCCATAATAAAAGAAATGGTTTTCAACTGCCGCTTTATAATCCTGTAAAGAATTAGTTAACGGGAACGGTATGAATAGAAGTGCGTTATCTGGTATATTTGACTCCAACCCACCATATTTAGGGTTTGAGGCTAATATTAACCACCCAAAATATGGTGATTCATAAAATTCATAACTTAACTTATCTAATCTACTACGTCCCGTCCTATAAACATACCGCTTATCTGACGGTTTTGAAGCTATTTTCACAAAAGGGACAACAGTTTGTTGTCCATTAACTAAAAAATCACCATATCTGTTCCAATATCTCATAATTAATTAAATGTATGTTTACCATTAAAAGAGTCAACATCTCCTTCGTTTAATCCTGAATATAATAAATTAAAATACCCGTCCTTAGTTGTATTAATATACTCTTTAGGTACATTAATATAAAGAAAGGTCCTTTCTTTTTCTTTACTAAATGGAGAATAGTCATTGAATTTCTTTACTGATGAACGCTTTGAAAATTTATTTAACTTTCTTTCAGTCTTTATGGCTACCTTTTCGTAGTCCTTATTTAAATCACCAACTATATTATTAACATAACGAACCCATTTATTAATATCATTAATTCTACCGTCTAATAATTTAGTAATTATTTTTTCTTGTGAATTAAGAATTTCTTGATACATTACATTCATTAATCTGGCGTATTCCGCACCTTCATTAAATTCAATAGAAAAGGACATATCTTCATCCCATTCATTTTCGACTAATCTATTATTATCCTCAAATATTTGGTTATAATAACCTACCATATCCGAACCTAAGGTAGTCATATCCTGAGTCATCTCCGAATATGTATTGTCGACATTTTTAGATGTTATATCAATATTAGAGGTACCACTAATAGAAACTTGAATATTCTTTGATTTAGTGGTAAACCCATCAGTATTTGTTAAAATGAAATTAATTTTATCGATTGTCTTAACCAACTTTAATTGGTTATTAACTATTTTAGGCATAACACTCATATAGTCTGAGATATAATTTGGTTTTATCTCGTTAATAACATTTCTGACATTAAATTTATATAAATCAATATCCACCTGTTGGAAGTTCTTATTTTGTATTCTTTTTAATAATGGCGAAGTTTCTAAGTCAACCTCCTCAATTACTTTATCGAATAAATTATTTATCTTATTCTGTAATTCATCTTCTTTTGGTTTACCAAACATCTTAGTGTCCGTTGTAGTACCCGTAAATCCTTCAGTATAGTACCCGATAATTTTACCTTTAGAGTAATTTCGTTCATCAGTAAAATAAGCTAATCCATCAATAGAGTACTTAGTAGCTACTTGAGTTAATGATTCTGTCGTTGAGATAGCATATGATTTAACCTCATCAATTGATTCGTCTAAAATTTGTTTATAACTCATCTGTCCACTTGTTGTAATAATATCGGTCGGTGGATAAGTTGTTATATTATTAGTCTCGATAACTCCAATAGTATCACCTTTATCTG